TGAAGTACGGGAATTATGGCGCGACGACCAACTGGGAACAGCCCACGCGGTTTAGCTTTACCCCAACAGTGCCGATCACCATTCTCCCTGTTCAGGATGTAATGGACCATGTACTGACGAATGTTGGTGCCTCCCGTGTGTGGCGCGATGGCAGCTTCGTAAGCATTCGCGATTCCGTCGAAGCTCGCCTTGTTAGCGAGGTACAGAGCGGAACGGGTAACGCGCTGGTGATGACCTGCGCGCAATACAATTCGGGCTTTCGTTTAACCCATCCGACGATAGCCAGCGGCACGCCATACCCTGATAGCAACCTCGATGGAATCCAAGACGGCTGGGCAGGAATGCCAAGTGGCGCAACAGCGCAGCAGCTGGCACCGAACGGTTATACCTACCTAGAGAATTTCATCAATGAGATGGCTGGGGACACTGTTCCGTCTATTGATACAACACCGCCAGCAGCTCCAACAGGCTTCTTAGTACAGTAAAGGAATAATATGGCTGCGATTGGTTTTGCTTACTGCGAACGGAACACGGTTGTCTCCAGCAACACGTCATCTATGACTGACGTGACGGATATGAGCATCCCGGAGGCTGACCTTGTAGACGGCGCAGATTACCTTATTATGGCGACTGCCGCCACTGGCAACGTTACTTCTGGTGGCCTCACCTCAGTCCAGATTGTTCATGGATCAACTGCATTCTCTGACTCGCTACACCAGTGGACATTTCAAAACGCCAACACTGAAGCAAGCCGGTACATGTGGTTTACGAAGTGGACTGCGGTTGCTGGTGAAGGGCTCAAGATGCAGAAGCAGAACAGTGGAGGCACAACCTCAACTGTAAACTTCGCAGCTATCGCGGCGATCAAGATTAGTGATCTTACTGAGAACACGGACTGGTTCTATAACGAGCGCTCTATCGACGACACCATCACTACGACACCCACTGCTGGCGGGAGTGTTACCTTTACCCCAGGTACTGCCGGTCAAAACTGGCTGGTCATGACCAATGCGGCTGTGTCGCATGTCAGCAACGCGACAAGTGTAAACTCGCGGCTGGACCGATCTGGCGAGGCTTCGTCTACGCAGCCTAGTACGATATGGGCTAAGGCTTCCACCGGCACTGCTACGCTTCAGCATACGCTGTTCAGGGCGTTCTCTCTAGGGACCAGCTCGAACACCTTTCGAGAGATGATATCGGCTAGCTCAGGCACGTCGCATACACGGCTGCACAGTCGCGTGTTTGCGTTGAACCTGTCTGTGTTCGATGCATCTGCTGTAGCCTATACTGCCAGTGACGCAAACTTGTCCGCCAGTGACTATGCAACTGAATTACAAACAGTCACCATAACACCACCTACGACTTCAACATGCTTTGTGTTGTCAGGGTTCATTGCTGACATTGGAGCTGTTGGGCGTGAGGCCGAGCAACGTCTCCAGTTCTATGTGGATGGCGGTGCACAATCAGACGTGCCAGCCGGACAGACAACTGCTAATTACCAGTTCCACCAGACTTCTAACTCATCTGGTAACGAATTAGCCTATTACTGGTTTACTAAGTCGTCTGTCACCAGCGGCAACACCTACCGCGCAGACCTTGATGCCAGCTCTGACAGCACCACTAGCACCCCGTCAGCACAAGATCGCCAGTTGGTTCTCTTCACAGCAGAGCTAGCTGCAGAGAATAGGCTGATAGAGGCCGGTTCGTCTAGCTACACGCTATCGGGTCAAGAGCTCATCTTGCGCCGTGGTTCTCGAACTTTTCTCCGATACGGGAAATAGAGCGTGGCAACAATCCTAGTAGATTCAGGAGCCTATACCATAGTTGGTGCAGCCTCGGTCACTAGCTGGGAGCTAACCGTTGCTTCTGGCAGTTACACCGTAACCGGGACTGCGGCCACAACGCGGCATGGCTATGTGCTGACTGCGGTGGGTGATTCCTATACACTCACTGGTACAGCAATTGGCGTTGGTCGAATTACGGCTGAGCCAGCGGCCTATAACCTTATAGGTCAAGACGCTACGCTGAGCTACAGCCAACGTCGGATGCCAGCGGCGAGTGGGTCGTATTCCATTACTGGCAGTGCAGCAGGGCTTGTTCTAGTAATCGGCATAGACATCGCATCGTACAACCTGACTGGAACCGCTGCAACACTCAGCCGCTCAGGATCGCCAACACTCGGTGCCGATAGCGGATCATACTCTATCAGTGATGGCGGGACATTCCTCGAAGCGAACCTATTCATGGGCACAGGCGACTATGTCGTCACCGGCACAGCCGCAAGCCTGAATCGGGGTAAGGGGGTACCTGCTAGCACAACACTCTACAGCATTGCGGCAGGACCAGCAGTTAGTCTTAGAGCGACGAGGACATTCACACTTGACACAGGCACGTATGCAGTAGGTGGCGGTGACGCGAACCTAGTTCACAGCTCACAAATTGCAAAGATCATTATTGCCGCTGGTGGCTCCTATGCGATCACTGGGTCTGAAGCATCGACACGCAACGGCCCTGGGCTTATCTGTGAGAGTGGCAGCTATTCTACTAGCGGACAATCTGCGGCTCTCGCTATAATTCTCACCGCAACAAGCGGGAGCTATGTGCTCACTGGCACCGCTGCAGCGACCCTCCGTGCATCGCTGTTGATGGCTGACGTTGATTCTTACACCATCACCGCCAATGACGCCTTACTAGACTTGGCGGAGCGTCTTGGTGGAGACTCCGGCGCCTACCTGATTGCTGGCCTCGACACATTCATAGGAGCTCAGCGTCACCTCGACACAGCGATTGGAGATCGCCATTATACGTTGACTGGAACAGATGTATTCCTGCGTTCAACCAGGCTCAGCGTCGATAGCGGCTCTTATACACTTACTGGTGGGGTAACAGCTGTAACCTCTAACCATGCACAGCGGTGGCAGAAACTACCACGGCGGAGTCCTGGTGGCAAGAAGCAGCTTGCTATCGCCTCAGCATGGAATACACAGCAACGAGAACCCGGTATAACGGCGTAGGAGTCTTATGGCCATTCCCGCAGTTCCATTTGTCAGTGACATCGTGACTCAGGCTCTCAGGCGAGCCGGGCGTACGTCACCGACAGCAGCCCAGATTGATGAAGCGGCGACACACGCGCTCCAGGAAGTCAAGGCTGATGTTATGCTCAAGGCACCGACGCACCCAAATTTACTAGCGACGGTGACAACGGTGACGACGCGTGGTCTCCAGCGATATACTGTCCCTGAGGACTTCAACGAGCAGTCTACGATCACGCTTTTGGATGGACCGGATGACTGGCGTGGTACTGCGCAGGCTGGCGGTACAGCTTCGATCACTCTAGCGGCCTCGCTCGCTGCCACATCAGACGAGTTGGTCGGCAAGTACATCCTTATCACAGCTGGGTCAGGCGTGGAGGAGTACCGTCAGATCATCGACTATGACGCTAGCACTAAGGTAGCGACGGTTGAGCTAGACTGGGCCACGACACCGAATAACGCGAGTACATATCTGATCGTCCAGCGAACGACGCAGCTCTGGCCGACGGACGTGCGAGCAGACTTCGACGCGATCCGTGACCCGTACATGGGTGAGCCATACACGGCGTCGGTGAACGGCCAGGAGTTTCTCCTACACCCGACACCAGACAAGAGCACATACGGCTTGATGAACCGCTACTGGGTTGATTTAAGCCTACTCGACGAGACTGGTGACTTGTTCCGGCAGCTGCTCCGTGAGTGGCGCTCACTCTGGGTACAGGGCGTGGCTGTCAAGTCGATGCAGCGCTTCGATGAGGACCGCTACCAGTCTGAGCTTGGGGTGTATAACCTCATGCTCGACCTGCTTGCCGGTCAGACCAGCACCGTCCGCCAGATAAGGTTCAACGACTACTAATGCTGCGCAACCAGATATCAGAACGAGAAGCCACGTACGCTGAGCCGATCCTCGGGGTTAATCTACGCGAGAGCGAGGAGAACCTCCGTGACGGCGAGGCACGCCTCATGCAGAACTGCGAGTACTGGGGTGGTATCAGGATTAGGCGTGGGGCTACCCGGCTGACCAGTGCCTCTCTCGGGGCCTTCAAGATTACTGGTGGACACAGGTTCTACTACGGGACTGCGATTGCAACGCGGAAGCGCCTCGTCTCATACAGCACCAGGATCAGCGAGATCGACGAGGTTGGGACTGAGAACGTCCTCACTGCCGGTATGACAGCTGGGGTTGATACCTACTTCGGCACCTGGTCGATCACCCAGAAGGTGTATATCAGCAATGCGAATGACACCCTCAGGAGCTATGATGGAACGACTTTTTCCACTGTTACTGGTACTAATATACCTATACCTCGCACTGCTGTGGTCCCTGTCCTTGACCGGCTGTTTGCCATCACTACAAACGGTATTGAGCGGTCAGATGCCCGATCCGACAGTGTGTGGTCTTCCAACAGCAGCTGGGCCACGCTGAGACCGTCGCACCCTGGTCTATTTACACAGATTCACCCGTATACACTGCGTGGTTCAGATACGCTGCAACCTGGTCTACTAGCGTTCCAGGAGAGAGCGTTCTATCACGTCACTGGTACGAACTTTGGCAATAGTGTGAGTGCAGTCACAGCGAGCGTCGGTGAGGATGCCTCGATCAGGCTACTTGACGGCACGGTTGGGACGGCTAGTCCGTACAGCGTCGTCACGGTGCCCGGTATCGGGGTGTTCTGGTTTACTACTGACTTGAACGTGTTCTGGCTCCCCGAGGGTTCCTTCACTGGTCGGTACATTGGCGATAAGCTACACTCCACAGGAGTGACGGCTGGCCTGGAGTCAACGAACATCGCGCAGCTCTCTCAGGTGTGGATGGCCTACCACGACCACATGCTCATCCTGTCTATTCCAGTGGCCAGTAACAACTACGCGACGACCCAGTGGTGGCTCGACATTCGGTCCTTACGTGAACACCCGGATCGCGGTCCAGTGTGGTATGGTCCCATGACCGGCCAGAGCGTCGGACGTGCGTGGGTGGAGAACCAGCAGGGGGATAACACGCTGTACGGTGCAGAGGGTAACGCTGCTGTGGGTGCCTTCATCTACAAGCTGCGGCAACCGGCGGTGTTCTCTGATGCAGTCGGTACCTCCAGCAACCCGATCACGATGACCTACCAGACTAACTTCAAGGCGTTTGGTGTGCCAAGCCGTGAGAAGTACGTGCAGGCCGCGCACCTTGATTTGAATGCCTTTGACGGTACGACGACGATGGACTTACTTGACCTGAGCGGGCCGCTCGCGACAGGTGTAGCTGTGGAGGCTGTTTCCTAATGCCACTTGGACGTTGGGGCGATGGCGGGTTGTACGGCGATGGAGCACTCTACAATGACTTCAACGAGAACTCGACGGATTACGTCGTTGAGCAGGAAGTCCAGTGCCACCGGCTGTCAGTGCGGCTCACGTTCACACCCTCTCTCGCGCCTGGTACTACTGGGGCTTTCCGTATCCACGATGTGCGGGTGCGGCTGTCACCTATTCGACAGGGCAGCTTCACGCATGAGGCTTTCTTTGACCTGACCACGCCAAGCCAGCACCTGTCCGCAGTGGTGAAGCACTCTGGCAGTGAGTTTGTCATCAGCAACGTACAGCTATTCGCTCAACGCAAGAAACACCAACCGATAGGGTAATATGGCAGATATCACTAATACTGGAACCTCTGAGTACGCGACTGGCGCGATTGATAGCGCTACGCCGATGGTTGATTTGGTGACGCCACACGCGGCGAAGCACATCAACGGCATCACGGCTGCTATTATCCAGATTCAGACGATCCTCGGTATTGGACCCACGCTCAAGGGGGCGCTGTCTAGCTTAGCAAGTCGCCTGGCAGTGGCACTCAATCCTAGTGGGCAGATACTTCTGACTGGCTTCCAGGGCCTCACGACTGACCGAGGGTTGCTGGCACTCAGCTCTACCTCGATGGGGGTGATGAATCACACGCCGACTGGCGTAGTGCTGGCCTGGACTTCAGCCGTTGCCCCGACGAACTGGCTCCTATGTGATGGCTCTGAAGTCAGCCGTACGACCTACTCGAAGCTCTTCAACGTCGTCGGTACGCAGTTTGGCGTTGGAAACGGTAGTACGACCTTCAACGTGCCTGACCTACGCGGGCGCACGATCATCATGGTCGATGGCGCGGCCAACAGGATCACGGCTGCCTCAACTGGCGGTGCCAGCGCTGATACGCTTGGAGGGTCAGGTGGTGCGCAGACGCATACACTCACCACAAGCGAGATACCAGCACACGCGCATAACATCCAGAGTCACCACGGTGATGGAGCATCGCCGAACCCTATATTGAATCAGATTACTGATGATACTGGCGCTGGAACGACTGGTAACGTCTCGACGGATAACCAAGGTGGGGGTGGAGCACACAGCAATACGCAGCCTTGGCTCGCATTGAACTACATCATCTTTGCCAATGTTTAGACTCGCTACTTTGGATGATACACCTGCGCTTGTCGATGCGATGTACAAGCTGAAGGACCAGAGCCAGTGGGCAGCAGTGGAGGAACATGCTCCTACAGCACAGCTTACAGATTGGATCAGAGAGCGCCTATCAAGCCCTCGTAGCGTGTGCTACGTGTGGGATGACGGACGAGATGACATATCAGCTTTCTGTGGCGCCAGTCTCTCACAGTTCTATCTACCGCCACACATGCCGACGGTGTTCGAGTGGGGTTGGTACGGATCACCTAAGAGAGCAGTCCAATGCTGGCGTGCGTGTTGCGCATGGGGAAAGAAGCACGGGGCTGAATGGGCTGGTAGGGTAAGTGGAAAGGTGGGCACAGACCCACGTCGAGTCATTGAAGCAATTACTTGGGAGAAGTTATGAACGCATCGGGAAGTGATGGCGAGAGCCAATCAGCGACGAGAACTGGTCTACGCGGGACGCAGCACCAGGGTACGGCGGAGGACCAAGCTGTTCGGCAAGGACAGCACCTTTCTAATTTAACCGACTTCATGATGCAGGACCCCTCGAACTGGATGAACTTCGGTCGCCGGATGCTGCCTGGCGGGAAGTTTGGTATGGGCGAGAATGCTGACGCCGGTGTTGGTGAATACGGCAACATGATGTTTAACAACGCCAGTGCGAATTCGGCGTTCAAGGGTCAAACGTCACCGGAGAATATGTCGAATGTCATCGGTAGTGCAGTGACGAACAGCTTGCCGTTCCTGATCCCACAGATGCAGCAATTCCAGCAGATGCAGTTTATGGCACCGCAGAGCCTGATGGGCACGGCACGTGCGTCAGCGGATTACTGGAACCGGGCGTTGGGTGCTCAGTCAGATTCGTCCTCGTACAACGATAGCTTTGGCTTTGGTGTCATGCAGTTTGGTGGAGGCTCATAATGGCGTCTATCTTCGACGAGATAGTCAAAGAGATCGGCCCTCCACCGAAGCGGCCTACCAACGTCGTAGTTGGCGGGTTCGAGTTCGGCGCCGGGGCTATGGAAGATTATCGGCGTCAGGCGAAAGCGTGGGACGAGGCAGCGCAGCACATTGCTGGGAACCTCGGCAACCAGCGCTCGTCACCCACGAGAGATATGACGCTGGGGCAGATAAGCGAACTAGGTGGGTTCAAGCCTGAGGCTATTGCTGACAAGTCACAGTACACGACACGCACTGATAGTGTGCCATCAGAGGTGCCCTCGTACCAGTACATGCCGCCGATCCCGAATGAACCTATCGTCTCGCGGTATCAGCTAGAGGGACCCCCGAAGCCAGTTCAGGTTGAGCTGGAAGGCCCTGGTGCGCCTATGGTCAACCCTCAGCGTACGGGTGAATACGAGCAGCGCCTACGCCAGCAGAACGCCTTTATGCGAGGGTTACAACCCACTGATAGTTCCAGGATGACTGGTCAGCAGAAGGCTGAGCAGCTATATCCAACCAGTTCGTTGATGCAAGAGGGACCACGCCCCCAGACAACTCGCCTAGAGGAACAATCGTACCAGGAGGTAACGGAGCCGAGCTTAGGTCCGTCGGTTCGTCCGCCACTTCAGCAAGGTCGCTTCTCTGACCTGGTGGGGACCCCGTTCGCTGCCAATCAAAGTATGGGTAGTCAATCAAGTAGTATGCATTCCACTCAATTGATGTCACCGGGCAGTCCCACGGCTGGGCCGAGCGATCCAAGTCTACCGCCAGTAATGGGCGGATTCGTTTCTCGCCCTGGTGCTCCACAGGATATAACCTCCCGTTCAGTAAATCCCGATGCTCCTGCTAATCTATGGCAGCAAGGCATCGGTGCGTCGTTAATCAAGCGTGAGGCCGTGTGGCCCCGGAATTACGGCGCTAGTGGTAGTTCTGGTGCGAATACGTTCAATGCTAAGGTCGCAGCTACTGCTCACGGATACCGCCAGCTGCACCCTGAAGTCAGCGAAGAGGAAGCTCTCGCCCTGGCCCAGGTGTCAGTCGCGACGGGTGAGCCTATGCCTCAGACACTTAAGGCCGGGAATCTCAAGGCGCGCACAGGTGCGTCTGACTCACGAGCTGGCCTCGATGATGAGCGTCGGGATAACATCAAGCCGCACCAAGCCGAGATCGAGCGCCACAACAAGATGATGGAGTCGCTACGGAAGCAGCAGCTTGAGATATCTCGTAAGGCTCAGGAGCGTATGCAGCACGCTCAGGACAACAAAGACTGGGTTGCCGTTGAGCGCCTCAATGAACAGCGCTACTGGCACGATCAGCTCATGCTCGCGTTCGGTGCTATCGACAAGCCGGATATGTTCAGTGACGAGCAGCAGAAGGCGTTCAGTGACGCTATGGGTATCGTCGAACGGCTGGGTGAGCGTCCTATCACTGACGATGAAAAGAGCTGGTTCCGTAGTCAGTTTGGCATTGCTGAGCGTCCTCGGTATAAATACGAGCCGCGTAAGCCGCTGCCTAGTGGTGCGCCGAATACGATGCAGCGGAAGCCTAAGGCTGGCGATTCAACCAAGCCCACAGACGCTGGAGCCTCTGGCAACGTCCCAACTGTGAACAGCGCTGAGGAGTACGACAAGCTTCCCAAGGGTACAAGGTACAAGGACTCGCAGGGGAATGAGGGTGTGAAGCGCTAATGGCATTCACCATACCTGAATCTGACAAGGTAAAAGAGAACAAGGGCTTCACTGTCCCTGAGTCTGACAAGCCGTATTCAGACATGGGTGGTGAGGGTGTCCGTTCGCCCGCTATCCCCAGTTTCCGGCAAGGGACGGTAGACGACCAGAGGACCGGCGAGTTGCCGGGTGCTCTCGCCAAACATCCCCATGACGAATTCGAGGCTGAAAACCCACTCCGACGTGCGCCTGGACTCAGCAGGCTCAAAACTGGCGTAGAGTCCGTCCTCGGTGCGTATGAAGAGCATGTCGGTAAGCCTTGGCGTGATATGATGTATAAGAAGGACCCGCATGAGACAATGGCTGAAAGGCCAAAGTCTGACTCAGTGCTGGGTCACACCTGGGAACGTATACGCGACTTCGGTACGGGTATCCTACTCGACCCGATCACGCAGATCACTGGTGGTATCGGAGGTGTTGCCGGGGCAGCGTCTAGCGCATCCCGCGCCTTACCCAAGCTTCCGAAGGCTGTCGAACTCCAGCCCGAAGTGCAGATTCGTACTCCCGTACAAACTGCGCCTCAAGTGCCGTCAATCCAGGACTTGGCTCGGGCAC